CCACAGGGCATACTTTTGCACGCATCGGCGCGGCGCGTTCTTCCATCATCTGAACATATGCTGTAGCGCGATCGTCATACGGGCGAATATCCGCCTCTTTCAGAGGTCCGCTATCCTGCGTTGCGGCTTTCATCTTATTTATTGATATACGGCAAACTTCTTCCGGCATCAGGTGCATCATGTTGCGCATGAAAGCCCACCAGCACAGTTCCTGAATACTTAAATCATGGCCATCTGAAAGCCCCATTTCCTGACGGGCGACATCCAGTATCCAGTTAACGCGATTATTATGCAGCGTTTCTTTCAGCTCATTAAAACCACGCATCCGGTAATGGTTATCGTGATGCCAGCACAACAACACCGCGCTATTGTCTCGTTCAGCGTGGACAATATGGTTGTCACACCAACTACGATCTGCGGCCTGGCATTGACCCTCTTTCCTACGCAACCACGCCACCAGCGCGTCAATTCCACCAATACGGCGAAACAGTTCATCGCTGTTAAAAAACGGCTGCAACGCCTCATTTGTTGCCATAGTCTGCTCGGAAACAACGAGGCCGTCGTCCATGTGCTCGATTAACTCACGCGGCACCGGCTCCATAATAAATTTACGGCCAGCCTCCACCAGCTTTCTGACTTCCTGATCCACTTTGAATGTGGCGACGCCAAGCTCTTTTTGTACAAAGGGAGTAATTACGGCTTTCACATCACACCTTTCATCACTGATTGGGCTTTATCTGCTGCCCGGCATTCTCTGTTTAAGCACAACCATTTCCTGACGGCATAACACAGCAATAGCGGTCCTGGCACCAATTTGCTTACCAACCAGGTATTGCTTTACCTCGCGGCGACTCACGCCATCAAGAAGCATCTTTAACGCTTCACGGGACAATTTGTTGTATTTACGTGCCATTAATCTACTCTGCGGAACCATACAATCTACGTAACGTGTCGGCGACAGAAGATACAGATATCTCTCCGGTCGCAGCCCCTACGGTAAGGTCTGCCAGTTCAGGTGAATCAAATACCTGCACCCCGTTACGGCGTAGAAATAACAGCGCACTGTTTAGCGCGGTACGCTTATTGGCATCATTGAATATATGCCCTCTCGCTGTAGCCACCAGGTAGGTGGCGGAGACTTCGAAAAGGTCGGTGATCTCTTCGTAGGCAACTCTGGCCTGAACTCTCCCGATAATGGCCTCTGCCCTACCCGGATCAGACATTCCCGGCAGGCCGCCGTAGCGGCTTATATTCGCATCATGAAGCGCAATAAGTTCTTCCGGTGATATATGCCTCATTATCGGTTAACCAGTTCCTTGTTGGTGGAGTCCAGGGTGTCAAACAGGGATGCAAATTCAGCATCCAGCGCCGCTTTTTTGTAGGCTTCGAAAGTAGCCTTGCTGACAATTACTGCTGGCTCACGGCCTCTGCGGGTGATTTCAACCTCTTCCCCGGCTTCAACATTGTTGAGCACTTCAGAAAGGTTGCCACGCGCGGTACGGAAGTTAATGGATTGCATAAACACCTCGTGTACTCGTTATGTGTACACAATTATAAACTTCACAGGCATAAAGCACCAGCACTTTGCAGCTTAAATAACCGGACAATCATCAAATTCCCCACTTCGGGCATCATTGATGACATGAGTGATCACACCAAAAACAGCATTACTGCCCGTGTATCCATCGTCATCTACTGGTAACGCCTCTTTCTTCCCGGTGCTTAAATCCTCCAGGTGCTGGCGCGGATACTTCCTGTATCTCTTTATGCGATATTCACCCTCCATAGCGCACACAAGCAGAGAACCATCAACCGGAGTAAGCGAGGAATCAACCACCAGCAAAGCACCCTGCAATATTCCCTCACGGTGATGGCTATCAGCTGCCCGCATGAAGTAGGTTGCTGATGGATGCCTGATTAGTTGCTGATCAAGAGAAATTCGGCTTTCAACATAATCCGCCGCAGGAGAAGGGAAGCCCATAGCGTTTTCACCTCAATAATACTGTTCATTTATACAGTATACATTAAAGAGGCACCTTTGGTGCAAACGCGTTACGTACATCAACCACCGCTGATGATTTTGTGCTCTTTGCTACTATTCATCACCAACGGATCAGCGTAACCTCGTTGCCAATCAGTTAATAAGGAATTAGCTATGCCTAATCGCATTCCTCTCGATCCTGTATTGCCCAAAAATTTTGACTGCACTCCTAACGAGAAACGCTCTAAAGCTCAGCTGGACGCCTGGTGGGACCATCCATATGGGGTTACACAACCTGACGGGAAAATTGTAGTTTATTGTCTGAATGGTGGGGCGTGGGACCGTCCATCCGTGCTTTGTTTGGCAGATAACTATGATGAAGCCTGTGAACTTGCCGAAAGACAGCAGGCAAGCTGGGTAAAAACACGGTCTGAACCGACATTCATGTTTTCAAAAGAACCGCCATTTATACTGGCGAGGATGCCGCAGCGACCGGATCATCAACAAGAAATTGTTGCTGAATTTTCCTCAAGGGATGAGATAAATCTCTTCTCATTAAAGCAGGAAGAAAGGGATCGCGTCGAAGTGTCTCCAACTCTCGACCACAACCGGATGAACCTGGCCCAGCTCGCCTGGTACAGCAAAGAATTAGAGATGTCTATTGCCCGGCTTGAAAACGAAAAAGCCGCTATCCAAGTCCAGCACGAAGTAGTTCTGAACCGGATTAGAGAAATGCAAAACGATAACAGGGGATTTTGAATGGCTAAAATCGAGTACCATCGTGATCGCGGTAATTACCTGGAAATATACGATCATGAATCTCTTAACGATATCAACGATGCGTTATATGAATACTGTGAAAAAACGAGCATCACAGATGCACCTGATGCATTTGTCGAGCTGCCGGTATATCTCCGCGACATCTATGCAATACGAACACCGCCCGTATCGGTGATTCACATTGGCTATGTCCGCCTGTCCATCGAAGAAGATGAAGATCGTTATATCGTGCGCCACTATACATTGGACAGAAAAGAACTTCCTAATGAATGGAACATGAGTAATTTCTACAACGGTGAATATGGCTTAAAATCCGCTAATAATTTACGGTCATAATCTATACAGGCATGTATAACAACAACGAGCCTATTAGCTGTCAACAACGTTATTTCCTCAAATAAGAAAAAGCAGAAAACAAATTGTTTAAGGTCACAAATTGTGGCCTTGATGGAGGAGGGAGGCTTATTGGCTATGGCTAAAAATCAAATTAGACACTTCATGTTGCTGTAGCTCATCAAGATCCGAGGCCACAAAACCTTTTCCGAAAAACTTCACAAGTAACTCACTAGCCGCATCATTGTCACCTATTACACGAAAGTCATACGGCAACGTCGCAAGTTGACGATGTAATCCTGCTGAGAAAGTCGAATCTAACAGCGCCCAGAATTCCCACCGCAGGATAATACTCGCCTCTTAATACTGTATATATGTTGTTACGATATGTTTTTCTGTCTCTAAAAAAAGATGTTAATAGAATGCTAACCATTGAAGTGGATAAAAATATACAATTCCAACAAACGTTATTTTTAACAATTTTTTTCTTTGCGTTGACTTTCCCGGACACCTTGTCTGACCGAAGGTGCGCGAAAGCCACTTTTTCCTTCCTGAGTTATCCACAAAGTTATGCACTTGCAAGAGGGCCATTTTCTACATATTGTGGTGGCTAACAGATGAAATGAATGTAGATTAATTGAAGATAAGGAGAAAATTTGAGATGCAATCATGACGTTAATAGATAGGGTCTGCATTACAGACCCCACCCGCATCAAGGAATTAGCCGTTCCCTGATGTTTTTCCGAAAACATGTGCCGTAAGCTCACGTTAACGACTTTCATTCACCGAATCCAACTATATAGGGGTTGGGTTTCTACGTCAACGTGAGCAAGTGCACCTTTACATTTGACAAGGAACCACCTGAATGAACGCTTTTTTTCAGTTCCTGAGTGCATTTTTAGATGCGCCTATTATTAGCCAGATTCTGGCTATTATCCTCATCATCGTTTTGATTTTGCTTTTAAGGTCAGTAAAAAATGGAATTATGCACTGGCTTACTTAATGTTTCAGTGAAACATTAAAATCTCCTTGATGTGGAAACAATCATTTTCTGTATGTGCTGGTGGGCACCTGTAGTTCAGCTTTCGTTGGCATTTAACTTCGTCTTTGCTTTCTCCACCAGCAACTTCCAGATGCCTATTTCATTAGCAGCCGCCTTGATGGCGGCATAAAAAGCATCTTGCTGATCGTAACGCTGGATCTGTTTTTTCAGTTTTGCCTCCACCAATTTAATTTCATTACGTGCTTTCTGAAGCCGCATCACCGCCCGGTTACGTCTGTTCTTGTATAGCGTGTTAATCTCTGACAATTGCTTTAATTTACCAGCCTGACTGTGGATTATCGCCTCCCTGGCTTCTGCCGTGCGTCTCATCTGATCTCTTAAGAGTTCACCGTTTTCGATAATTCTTTCAAGGTGTTTGATGTGATCTGCAACTCTCATACTTCACCCTCGCTTGTATCACCAGCGTCCACCAACGACAATAAAGCCCTGGCCATCTTATGAACCAACAGTGCATCAATAATGCCAAGCGTATGCCCCGGCTTAATGTTTAATGCTGCCTCAAGATGACACCTTTCCAGACCGCTTTTCTCGGCTTGTTTATGATGATATGGCGTAATAACGTCGCCCAAAACACGGCTAATTCTTTCTCGTAATTGCTGGGTGCCAGCACACTTGATCGCTGTATCGTGGAGACGGTTAACCAGTTCGCGATAAACATGCGGCTTAATGCGGATACGTTCACCGGTGACGCCCTTTCCTGGCGCTGGCACCGAACTATCCGGAATATCCGGATAGTTGCCAGCCTCGTAAGCTACCCGCAGCCAGTGCATGAATGTTTCAGTGGACACACAACCACAGTCCACATCGATTTTTCCGCGTTGCTGTTCCAGCCACTGCTCAAAATTCAATCTACACGTATTACTTTCATGTTGCTCTTTTTGTCTCAAGGCCAGCATCTGCTGGGCTATTTCCAATACTTCATCTGCCGTATATCCAGCACCGTGACCATACATTTCGATACGGGAAATAATCTCTGATATACGCTCTTCAGTTATTCTGGTCATTTCTTTTTGCGCCATTTCTTTTCACATTCCTTAGTCCATTTTTCAATGTTCATTTTGGCAATATCAGTCATTCCATCACCTAAGAAATACTTTCTCCGGTACGTCTTGCACTTAAACCACACTACAACAGCCACCAGCCAGAAAATAAAAGGCCATACAGCAATACCAACTCCAGCCGCGATAAAGCCCAATAGCCATAAATGAAGCTCTCCAACTTCTGTTTGCGGCAATATTCTTAAAGAATTAAGCAGCAGACTGAAGGAATGGTCGTATGCATTGGCGGTATAAGACATGCAATCCATATAATTAAAGTCATAGCCTGCGGCTGCCGCCCATAATGGGCGGTCAAGAAAATGTTTTAGTGTCATCATATAAATTTAAGGTTCAGACCAGTTATCTTCAATAGCAATGCTTAATCTTTGTAGCCATTCTGCTAATTTCAGCATTGCTTCTCTTTCGCTTAAACCACGAGGAAAATCATCAAGCGAAATTGTTGGCTTGAAGCCCCCGTAATTATCCATTTCAACAGTCAGATTTTGCTCCAGCACGGTATTCCTTACGCGGCTGTTGTGTCGAAGCAAATATACTGAACGTGATTTATTGGTTTTATGGTCAAACTGATATTCGGTAAGTATCATCTGGCTTTTGCCATGACTATTACCTCTCCACATACTTACCTCACTTAATAAAACAACTCCATACGTAGTTGATGATTTTTTCCCACGTAATATAAATATGCACTCCAGCAGAAAAACCAAAACCTACAATTACTGAAAAAATCAAAACATTTACTTTTGACATTATAAATTTTCTCTCGGTGTCGTAGGTGATAGCACCATAATTGATAATTTAGTGAGTTAGCAGTTCCATTTTTTGGATGATTTCCGCATGAGCATCATCGTTATCAACACTTAACTCGTTTAATGCCTCTCGCACCACATCAACTTCTTCTGGTTGGAAGAAATCATCTCGGTAGTCACCAAATAGAACCGAAACAAGCCTGCCACCAGCAACATCAAGATTGGCGCTAACAGGTGGCTCTTTACCATCCTCAAATTCGACTACAAAAGTTATTTTTCCCATCGTTACCACCAACGACAAATTGAATACAAACCCAGTGCTGCCGCCATCACAATTCCTACCGTGGTGAATGCTTCAGGCCAGCTCATTATCTCACCTCCAGTCTCCATACCGCCTGACCAATCCGGCTGGCATGGGTATCTTTGGATACTGTTCCGTCTTTAGCCATCTCCATAAGAATTTTGCGCAAATCTGCCGAACGCCATTCTTCATCAGGAAATTCCTTCTCCATTGCCAACCGCAGATTCCAGGTTGCCATCCTGAATGGATATTCCCCGCCGAGAGCTTTATCTTGCAGGGCAGCCCGGGAACGCATCACCTGCAAAACCTTCTCTTTTACATCCATCATTTCGCCTCCTGCGGCGGTTCTGGTAGCGGCATCCAGTGTGACGGTTTCCACGACGCACCAGGAATTATCCACCCATCATTAGCGTCAGGATGCCCCGGGATGTAAGTCGCCCATTTCATTCGCCAGTCACCTTTCCTGTCAAACTCCACGGCAACAAGAACGGCTGTTTTGGTATTCGGCATTCGCTCACTACAGCTTATCCAACCATCCGGAGTTACCGGAACTTGCGGAATGGCTGTCTGCTCTCGAACGTCATTAGGCGCTATAGGTTCTGCTGCCAACTGACTGGCATATTTGTTAATGGTAACGATAAGCTCTTGCTCGGCCTCATCCAGACAATCACCGATACCTCGCCTGTCACCGTCAAAATCATCGAAATCGGCACGAATCTTGGCAACCTTCTGGATTGCAGACAACACCTCACTAGGAATTACCGGATAGTTGGTTGACGTTTCCGCGATTTCCCGAAAATTATTGGTTGACGAATTCTTGTTTTCCCGAAAGTTTCCGGACTGAAGCATGGCGGCGCGGCAGGCGTTCCATATTTCGGCAGCAATATCGCGCTCGCTATCGGTTAATTTGTACGTGGAAACATAGCCAGAGAGCATTTCTACGTTTTCCGGAGTTGCTTCTTCCGGCACTACCGGCGCTGGCAAGGCAGCGTGATAGTAGAGTGGCATAGTTTTGTACAGTGGTTCGCCAGGACTTCCGTCAACCTGATTCCATTCTTCAACCCAGGCATCAACAACCGCTTTGCTGGTTGATACATGTTCTTCTGAATCTACATTTTGTCCTGATATACTGAACATAACTGCCTCTGCCTCCAGCGATGCCAGAGCAATTCGTGCCAGTTCTTCCGCTTCTTCTGCTGGCAGTACAACGTTGCTACCCGGTCCGTATGTTTCGCGCCACTGCTTGATTGTCAGCAGTCGCTCTTTGGTAATAGTGATCATGCCGCGTTTCCTTCTTTCTTATTAACAATTACACCGTCATATATTTCATTAAGGTGCCCTCTCAACTCCATGCGCCTTAATGCAGATAACATGTAATCGCATTCAACCTGCTTATTTCCAGTAAATGGCTTATCGTCAGGATTACCCCAACAGCAATTACCCTTGGGCCACCCATGTACTTTCCGTACTCTTCCGTTAACAACGTGAAGTAATCCCCAGCCAGGTGGTAAATCCTCAACTGAAATAATTCCCGGCTCACTAATAAAGAATCGCCAGTCGCCCATTCCAAGAGATGGATTTTTACGAAAACGCTTTTTTCTATCTGCCAACAAGTCAGCACGAGAACACTTCGCCTCTATCAGGCATGATGCTGAATTTCTGAATCCCATAGCATCTGGCTGTTCTCCGGTACTGGTTACAGCTATAAAGCGGTCATGAAAACAAACCTTGAACCCGTTGCGCTTAAGGAACTTATACGCAATCTGACAGAGTTCGCGGTGTGTTAACGCCATATCACTCTCCTTTAGTGCGCAAGTGGTTTTTCCAGCGGTTTTGCGCCGCGCTGGGCTTTTTGCAAAAACCACAATCCATCATCCCGTAATATTTCATCAACCCCATCCGTCGGTTGCTGAGTCTCACCCACTGCCAGACGCCAGGAGCGTTTCTACGAACTAACAGAATCTTTGCTTTACGGTTTTTCATCGCTTTGCTCTCCTGCGTCTCTTTGCTGCTCGTCGTGCCGCTGCAATACCGGTATGGCGGCGCTTTGGTGCCGGGATGATGTTGTCAGCCATCAGGACATGTGGCTTTGCAATTAGCGCAGAAGCCCAAAAACGAGTCGGGTACGGTAACAAGCCGAAAAATGCCACACGCATTACTCACCTCCCTTACCCTGAAGCATGGCAGCGCGGCAGGCGTTCCAGCCATCAACATAATCAAACGTATTGCTATCGTCTGGATCGATTTCATCCGGCACTACCGGCTCTGGTTGGATAGTGACGTTGGCAAAGGCAGCACGCAAACCGGCCTTAATTTCCTCTACTTCATCAGCGCCTAGCGATGAATCTGACAATGCGTGATGGAATGCGTAAGCCATGTCGTCGTTTACTGCAACCGGTTCGGCTTCCAGTGATGCCAGCGCAATTCGTGCCAGTTCCATTTGTTCGCCACGGGTAAGCCCGTTATCAAGCGGATTTTTAATGAATAATTCGATACGTTCTTTGGTAATAGTGGTCATTTGTTAATCCTCAAAACTTTATGCCCGGGCGCAAAAGCACGTGTTTTGTCTTTACTTATTCGCCACCCGTCTTTACGGGCCTCTTTTGCACAACCAGACCATGACGTACCGATATACTCACCGAAGTCTGGCACTGGATATACACCTTCCGTACACTGGCGGCAGTCACAATAGAGATGCATGGTGTAACTTGCAGCGATAGCCATATCACTCTCCTTTGATGCGAATGCCAGGGGCGCGTGGCACATTAACTTCCACGATGCGCACAGTTGGTTTGTACATCTCAATCGCAGTCAGCCAGTCAGCGCCAGTCATGCGCTTTTCTGCATCGCCATTAGTCCACTTAACCGGTACACCAATAGCCTTCATCGCGATTTCTATTTCCCCGGCAATGGCGCTTTTTCCGCAACCAGTA